ACACCACCCACAGGTTTGATCACCTATTTGACCGCTGGTGCTTACCTTGACTCTGAGGGCGCACCCCGTGATGGCCGCCGTTCATGTATCGTTGAGCCCTTTACATCTGCAACTATTGTTGACAGCTTGAAAGGCTTATTCGTACCACAAGAAGCCATTGGCGAACAATACCGCAAGGGATTGATGGGCCGTGACTCCGGTGGCATGAACTGGAAACTTGATCAGAACGTGGTTTCACAGACCTTTGGTAGCAATAGCACCACTACTGTTACCGGCTCTGTCGCTACTACTACTGCTACAGGATTCTTGACCTCCGGTTGGGCATCTACAAGCACTATCACAGTGACCGCCGCTAATACTGGCACATTGAACCTCAACGCTGGTGATACTTTCACCATCGCTGGTGTTTTTGCTGTCAACCCACAAAACCGCCAAGCCTATGGCTCCAACAAGCTGCGTAACTTTGTTGTTAAAACAACTGTTGCTATTGCTTCAGGCGCTTCCGGCTCCGTGGTTGTGTCACCCGCTGTGATCACCGCTGGCCAGTTCCAAAACGTGACTATCCCCACGACTTCTGCAACTGCTGCAATTACACAGTTCAACAGCACAGGCGTTGTGTCTCCACAGAACATCATCATGCACCGCAATGCATTCACAGTCGCAGTAGCTGACTTGGAATTGCCTGAAGGTGTTCATTTTGCTGGTCGTGCATCAGACAAGGAAATCGGTCTGTCAATGCGTGTGGTTCGCCAGTACACCATCAACAACGATAGCATTCCTACCCGTTTGGATGTCCTGTATGGTTGGGCTCCTTTGTACCCTGAACTCGCCTGCCGCGTTGCAGCTTAACTAACCCCATAAGGAGAAAAATATGCCTAATCCAGGACCAGCAAGTACAGTAACGCAAGAATCATTTGCACCAATGACCAACGTGGTCAAAGGTGGAGTGTTCTCTTTGACTCTTACCCCCGCAGCCGTAGCAACTATCACCACCGCAGCTCAAAACTTTGCCAACACTGGCATCGGCTTGGCTGTTGGTGACTATGTTTCCGTGGCTTTTAACGGTGCTCAGACAGCAGGCGTTGGCGTTCTTGACGCTTATGTTTCCGCTGCTGATCAATTGACCATTCGCTTTGTAAACCCCACTGCTGCTAGCGTTACGCCTGCATCCGGTACTTACTTAGTGTCTGTACAACGTCCAAGTACGCTTACCGCGTATGGACAGACTTCACCATTACTTGCTTGGTAATTAGCATGAAGTAGGGAAAGGCCACTCTCAAAAGGGGTGGCTTTTTCTTTTTCTGATAGTACAATCAACCCATTCTGTAAAGGAATCATCATGTCAAAAACCACTATCACACGTGGAAACGTCTTAGCGCATACCATTTGCCAACTGACATTACCCGCAACCACTTTTGCAACCACCACCACTGAAGTAACGATTTCTTGCCCTGGCGTTAAAGCCACAGACAAAATCCAAGCTCAGGTCGATGCCGTAATGACTACTGGCGTAGGTATTGGCAATGTGTACACAACTACAGACAATGTAATTGTTGTTCGCCTATTTAACCTTACTGGCGCTTCTGTTGTTCAAGCAGCCGCACCAATGTTGGTAAGCGTTAAATCTTGTGAAGATAGCCCATTTCCTAGCAACGTAGTCTAATCATGGCATCATCCAATGTCCAAAGAAACGCTGGTCAAACGGTAGCGTTATCGGTCACTTCTACCGCACACGCGGCAGTTTTGATCAATAGCAACACCAATGATCAGATTAACTACACATCTTTCATCAATACGGGCGCTGCTCCTATTGCTGTTAGATGGGGTCCGACAGATCCTGGCGCACCAAACTTCCCAGTAGACGGCACAAACGGTGACTTTGTTTTGCCTGCTGCTATGAATTTGCCAGTAATCATCGCAACCCCCGCCGCACCATACTATTTGACAGCTAAGAGCAATTCTGCAACCGCTGGCATTTTGTATGTAACTCCCGCCGCTGACCAATAACAAAGGGGCGTTATGGCTAACCCTGCCAATTCTGTCATCCAAAACTTACTTCCCGTCCAAGCGTATTTCACGGTAGATGGGACGTTTCAGACTTTCATTGGTCAGGGTCAGCCATTCTATGCAAGCGTAAACCCTAGTCAGACCGGCTTAAACATCACAAGTAGCACGATAAACAGCACGTCTATTGGGGCTACAACGCCATCAACAGCGGCGTTTACAAGTGCTACGGTTTCATCAGCGCCTGTAAATGGTAACGATGTGGTCAATAAGACCTATTTAGACTATTTTGCTACTGGTTTATCGTGGAAACAGCCTGTTTTGTGCGGTACTACCGCAAACGTTACATTGTCAGGCGTTCAAACACTTGATGGCATTTCCGCTGTTGCAGGCTCACGAGTATTGGTAAAAAACCAAACTGCCGCGGCTGAAAACGGTATTTATATCTCTGCCGCTGGCGCTTGGTCACGTTCTACAGATACAAATGATTGGGATGAGCTGTTATCGGCCATTGTATTTGTGGAGTCGGGAACTACTTTGGCGGGTTCGGCTTGGTACTGTACGGCACAGCCTGGCGGCACTATCGGCACAACCGCTATCAATTGGTCTAACTTCTCGGTTGCCTCTGTCTACACTGCTGGCACAGGGTTAACCCTATCTAGTTATCAATTCAGCATCACGCCTGTGGGAACTGCGGGAACTTATGGTTCTGCTTCCCAAGTACCGGTGTTTGTCACCAATGCTAGTGGCCAAATTACCTCGGTAACGAATACAGCAATTGCTATTGCAAATACTGCGGTTTCGGGTCTTGGCACAATGTCAACTCAAAACGCTGGTAGCGTAGCAATTACTGGCGGCACAATCAACGGTACAACTGTTGGCGCTACAACGGCGGCGGCGGTTACCGGCACTACGATCACAGCGACAAGTAGTTTTAGCGGCCCTGCAACCAACTTAACTGGAACTGCGGCTAGTTTGTCTATTGGTGGTAATGCGGCTACAGCCAGTACCGCTACGGCGGCTACAAACATCGCTGGTGGCGCTGTTGGCTCAGTTCCATACCAAACTGCCTCTAATACAACAACATTCCTTGCGGCGGGTTCTAACGGCCAAGTTTTGACGTTGGCTGCTGGTGTGCCATCTTGGGCTACGGCGGCAACTGGAAGTGTTACCTCGGTGGGTGGAACAGGCACGGTTTCAGGGATTTCCTTGTCCGGCACTGTAACCACATCAGGAAACCTAACCCTTGGTGGTACGCTTGATTTGTCTGCACCTCCCGCTATTGGTGGAACTACTGCCAATACGATTACAGGCACAACAATTACAGCTTCAACTAAATTCAGCGGCACTAATTTTGATGCTAGCGGTTCAGGTGGTGGCGCATTGCGTACATCTAGCGGCTCAAATTGTTTGCAGTGGGGCGGTGGCGGTGGTGTTAATTTGACGCTTGATGGCGCATTTAACATGAATCCAGCTAATGCAACCATTTCAATTGCGCCAACTGGAACAGGAACATTAACTGTAAACCCTGCTACTGCTGGAACAATTAACAATATGGCCATTGGCGGCACAACTGCCGCGGCGGGTTCGTTTACCACGTTGGCTGCCAGCTCTACCGTATCGGCTAATGGTTCTGTTGGCTCAAGTGGCCAAGTTCTTACCTCTGCTGGCGCTGGCTCTCCCGCTGTGTGGGCAACGGCTACCGCTTACGCTACGGTGACTGATGACACCACAACAAACGCCACTCGCTATCCTTTGTTTGCCAATCAAACGACTGGCAACCTAACCACTGAGTATGTAAGTTCAACAAAACTTAAATACAACCCAAGCACAGGGGCGTTGACCGCTTCTCAACTAATCATTGCACCGTAAGGAAATATCATGGGACAATTAGTCTTTCAAGCAGCATTAGGCGGTCAAGTTAACTTGGTAGGCCCTAACACGGCATCTACATTTAACCTCAATGTGCCTGCGGTAGCCGGTAATTTAGTTACTACTGGAGACACAGGAACAGTTACAACCACAATGTGTAACTTTACCCCTGTTGTAACAGGAACTGCCAACACTTTCACGGCTACACAAACCTTTAGTGGCACATCATCAACACTTGCCTTGGTCTTGAATGATGCGGCAGAGGTAGCCACAGTCTCAGCTACAGCGGCTACAGGCACAATTAACTACGACATCACTACACAGTCTGTCTTGTACTACACCAGCAATGCAAGTGCTAACTGGACTGTCAACTTCAGAGCGTCTAGCGGCACATCGTTGAATACTTTGATGAGTACAGGTCAATCAATGACTGTGGCTTTCTTGGTGACTCAAGGCTCTACTGCTTACTACAACAGTGCTGTGCAAGTTGATGGCACTACATCAGGTGTAACAACAAGATGGTTTGGTGGTGCGCCTACAGCGGGTAATGCAAGTGGCATCGACAGTTACCGCTACCTCATTATCAAAACAGGCAGTGCAACCTTTACTGTCTTGGCAAGCAACACACAATTTAAGGCTTAAAAAGATGCCATTACAAGGAACTTCTGGTGCGGCTTCTCAAGATGCCTTTGGTGGCAATGGTGTCCCTGTTATTCCTATCTATATAGAGGAAGTATTTAGCACATATCTTTATACGGGTACAGGCGCTACTACACAAACCATTACGAACGGCATTGATTTGTCTACAAAAGGCGGAATGGTTTGGGGAAGACCTAGGGATGTTTCATCTGATTTTTCAGTATTTGATTCGATAAGAGGCAGTGATTGGCTTAGAACAAATTCAATTGGCGTTTCAAATTCTAATACTGGTTTCTCAATGTTGACTACTGGTTTTAGCATGGCCAATATGTCTACATCAAGTATGAATAACAACGGTTCCGCTTGTGTTTCATGGACATTCCGAAAGCAACCTAAGTTTTTTGATGTTGTATCGTGGACGGGAAATGCTACTAACCGCACAATTTCCCATTCACTCGGATCAGTACCAGCTTGCATTATTGTTAAGCGTACAGATGCAAATAGCGCATGGCAGGTTTACCATCGTTCATTAGCAAACACAGAATATCTTGTTTTAAATACCACAGCCGCAGTAGCCACAGATGCAAATCGCTGGAACAGTACAACTCCAACAAGCACAGTCTTCAGCCTTGGCACTGATGCAACTGTAAATGCTTCTGGTGGCACATATGTGGCATATATCTTCGCCCATGACGCAGGGGGCTTTGGCCTGACGGGTACGGACAATGTGATTAGCTGTGGG